ACATACAAGTGTTCGCTAGTGCTTGATTTTCGGTGCGGATTGCAATTTCATAATTAATTCGACGGGTCTCATTGCCCGCCCAATCCTTGTCGATTGTGCTAGATCCCGGTAACGCATATAGTGCCAATGCTTCAGCTGGTTGTAAGTAACCAATCTTAACTTGCGCTGGCAGGCCCTCAATCGTATTCAATGAGTCTTGCAAACGCTCAATGAGATCCATTTAAACCTGCCCCCTTAACAAACGCTTTGACGACTGATTTCATAAGAGCCTGATTCCCCTTCATCCGCAAATCCCAACGCCGACCGGTGCCAGGTGTCGTGTAATTGTGGATACGATATTTACCGGCGATAATGCCGTAAAACTGTGGTCGTGCGTATGGTGTCTTGTAAACGACCTCATGGCCATTCACGTATCCCGAATCGCGTAAATAGTTCTCACGCTTCGGCACAAACGGCTCCATATTGGTCAGTGCCTGATTGGCCGCAAAATTCAAACCACGGTCTAACCGACCAGGCACATCAATCTTTCCCGACCAATGTACTTTCACTTTAACCGCCATCAGAGCACCTCCAGTTCATACGACCATACATCGTTGCTAAACGGATTGCGATTGTCCACAAAGTTAGTCACGACATAGTCTCTGCCCTCAAACGTCACCTTAGCACCAACACAATCAGGTGTTAGTGTTGGCATAGGTGTAGTAACTTGCGCATAAAAAAAGACGATTGCATTAGCCGTAATTTTACGGTTATTGTTATCGCCGGCATAAATCGTCTGTGGTTGCACCACACAATGTTCAATTGTTTGCGGATCCGTATAAACAGGGTCATTCCATTTATCACGCTCTTTGATCAGCCTCAAAGTAACCGACTGATTAGCCATGTTACGTGGAATTGTTGGTAGTTTCATCGGCTGCGCACCCCACGATACAAAAGGCCGGTACGCGACAGGATATCAATGGCAATCTTGCAAACGCCCGTGTTGCCATAGGTTACTGCATTGGCAGCACCCCCACCTTGTTGCAACGTTGTCCGCCCAATTTCTACTTCAGTCAGCCCTTGTTCAGCCTGCTCATACGGCGTACTTGCATCGGCTTCATCAGCAAACTCGCACTGCACACAAAGCGCACGTTGATAAGCATTAGCTCGGTAATTATAGAACGCAACGTCTGACGTCAAATCGGCCTGTAAGCCGTTAATCAAATAGAAATCACTGGTCAAATTGTCGATCAGCAATTCGCTATCAGTAATAACTGCCTTGAACTGGGCCTCATCTGTGATCTTCGTGAATCCCAATTGTTGATAGGTCGCGAAATCAAGGTTCATCTAATCACTCCTAACCAGCTGCTGGATCTGTTACAGTAAAGGTACTCTTTGCCGTCTTACCGCCGTCCGTTGTCGTTACGGTAATATCAGCCGTACCAGCTTTCACGCCTGTGACAACACCGCTACCGTCGACCTTTGCGACAGATTCATCGCTGGATGCGTAGGTCACTGACTTATCAGTAGCATTGTCAGGTACAATTGTTGGCGCTAAGGCTACTGTCTTACCAACCTCAACCGTATTTGTTTCGACAACTGTTACACCGGTCACATCCACCTTAGCAGCTGGTACCTCAAAGCCTGGCACATCGACTTGATTTGATTCAGTAGTACCGTCGGAAAAGGCTGCCTTGTAATCTCCAGCAGCTACCTTCGTTCCAGCAGCAATACCAGTTAAAGTCGCTGAATTTGCACCAACTTCGCCTTCTGCCTTTTTGGTACCGGCTTTGTCATAAATCACTAATTTTTGTTTGCTACGATCTTCTGCCATAAATCACCCCTCCTTATTGCGCCACAATATTCACATTGCCGTCAGCTTCGACAGTCGGGCTAACGCCGGACGGCACTACGATTTTGGGGCTTCTGCGGCCGCTCCTGGCACTGCACTAACATAGATAGATGCTTTGGCGTTATCTAATACGATTGCATCATAATAAGATAAACCTTTGATCGTATACCGCATCCCATTGCGATCAGAATCAGGTGAAATAACTGAAACATTGTCGTATTTGACAATTGGGGCCACAGCCATCAATGGAACTAACATAAATTGAATTGTATCTGTCAATGTCAGCCCTGCTAAACGGTCCTTTGCCGGTCGTAAAATTGGCACGCTGCCATCTAATTGAGCAACATTCCGATTGATACCATTCAAATTTTGCTCATTGGTCGTGAACGTCCGGCTGACACCGGCCGCATTCTTCAGCGCCGTATAAAAACCTGACGATGCAAACATTACAAAACCACCAGGAATTTGATTATCAGTCATATAGGCTTCAGCTTCATCGTAAGCTTCCAACACATTTGATTTGTCAACGGTGTCCGTTACCAGCTTACCAGCATTATCATGTAACACTTGTGTCATAACCTTGTCGCGCTTCGGAATTGTAATGAGGCGATTATGTTGGGTCACAACGTTTTCAACTGTATAAGCACCATTTTCAGACATATCTAATTCATCAAGATCATAAGCAAACCAGTCTTCATGGGTTAACTTAATTGTTTCCTTTTCAACATTAACTTGAGAGCGTGCATTGTCACCATTACGTACATAATCAGACGGCTGAACAAAACCACTCATTTTATTAATACGTACTTCCTTAGCACCTACAAAATCCGCGGCTGTTACTGACTTGGCACCCGCCGTTAACGGTTGCCAGATTTGCGAATCAGCTTGAAATTCTTGATCAAGCTGAGCCATATCACGTGAATCTAATACAATTGTCATAGCTTAATTCCTCCTATTCGTTACTGTCACCCATTCGTTCGGCGATTTTTTGAACGAGGGATGACTCGTTACCACCGTTATCACCAGATGGATTTCCGCCGGCTAAAATACTGATTGGCTTCTTAGGCGCTGCACTTTCAAATAAGAAATCTTTGTCCTTCTTGATAGTTTCCATTTGCTCTTTAAGGCCTGTTACTTTGCCACTGTCATCGAGCTTGATCGTATCCTTGTCTAGAAACGGCATAATTGCTTTAGAATCACGGACCTTATAATCTCGCATGGCTAACTCAAGCGCGCCATCAATCTTAGTTTGGGCTAACTTATCTTCGAAATCCTTAGCTGCCTGCTGATTACCATCCTGCAAGGTTTGAATTTGCTTTTGCAGTTCTTCATTGTCGCCGGCAGTCTTTTTTAGGTCTTTCAATTGTTGATCACGTTCATTGAGCTGGGTCTGCAAATTATCCCGTTCGGTATTACTGGCGGTAACCTTTGCCTCTACTCGCTCTATGTCGTCGCCATTAGCCTTTAACACCTTAGTAATCACATCATCTGATAAACCTAATTCATCCTTTAAAAACTTACGTTCCATCTGTCGCACTCTCCTATCGTTTTTGTTATCGCGGTCACGGCCGCGTGTGATTTGTGCATAATAAAAAGCAGTTTAATGACATGCTGAGGTCAAAATAAAAACACCCACATTTGTGAGTGTTACGCAAAATCCAATATACGTTCTAATCGCAATCCATTGTCGTTAAGATTGTCACCAGACTCATCTAATGATCCTGATATCCAATCAACAATTGTATTCCAAATAGTGTCCCATTGTTCTTCTGATTGTAAGGCAACCGTCAGTTTGTCAGCCGAGAGGCCGGGTTTCAGCATTTGATAAACTTCAGGATAATTAGCTTGAATGAATTCAATGTCGCCCTTTTGTAAATGCATCGGTTCTATCATCGCTTTCCCCTCTTCTTTCTTGAGCTATGTGGTATAACTGTTACAATCTTGCCCTTGTCGTTAACAACTACGCCGGCACGTTCACCCACATATTTCTTGGTATTGCCACGACTATTCGTGGCCTTGCCACTACTCAAAATATTCAGAATCTCATTAGTTGGGATACCAACACGCGTAACACCATCATGACTAGCATCATGCTGTGCACCAAACACACGAGTAACCACATGATCTGCAAAACCTGTAATTGTTTTGCCATCAGCTGTCTTCGTACCAACCACATTATACTTCAGGTCGTTCATAGCTGAAATATAGTCCTTATAGGTCACCACTGGTTCAACCGTGTCAGCTTGTCGATCTTTAGCATAGATATGTAATGCTTTAGATCCATCTTTATTATAAAGCGTTTGCCGATATTCATCCACCGTTTGAGGGAAACCATGATGACCGAATTCTTTATGCAACTGATTCAGTGTTGTCTTCTTGGTCTCAATACCTTGAATCAGCGCATCCCGTTTATCAGCACGTAACTTAGTGATAACCTTTTCGCGACTGTAATCACGATGCAAGAAGTCATGGGATGCAATATGATCACGCAGTGCTTTACGATGATTGGCCAGCATTGCCTGATAATGTTGTTTACCAACAGGATCGTGCATTTCTTCTGCAGCCCGAATCAATTGCTTGTCCTTCCGAATAGTTCGTTCAAGCAATCGTTGACGTTGTTGCTGCTTACCATTTTCAATGGCCTCATCGGGATCAGGTGGCTTAGGTAGCGTATTCGTACTAACACCTTCAATAAACGGATAGAGGATGTGCCGGCAATTAATCCCTTCGGTACCAGCCGGCGTACCGTAACCATGATTATACAGCGAATCGTACTTCGGATTGTACCGTGGGTCACTGTTTGGCACTTTATTGACCACATGGCCCTGAATAGGTGCACAAGCCTCACGGGATGCAGGATGACTACTCATCAAGACAAGCGTTACGCCGTAATGGTCCATTCCATTAACCCGCACATCGTTATAAGTCCGATGTGCAGTAGTTTGAGCAATCATTCGCGTATAGCCCTCTAATGACCAATTATGGCCGGCTTTATCAACTAAATTGGTCGGTAATCCAGAATTGACTAATTCATAGATGCTATCTGAAATAGCTTTATCGTGAGTTTTTAGACCTGATAAGGTTGCTACAGTTGACTTATTTAAGACGGTTTGAAACGCCCTCAATGCCGCATTATCTTGGATATTACGTGATACCAATGATTGGTTGACCACATTATCCATACTCAAAAAAGTTTGTCGCTGTAAGCCATTCAACAATATCTGATTATCCCGACTAATATCGACTTTGTTACCAGTCAATTGCTGGCATTCATTATCAATATCATCCGATACAGTCATGCCATCATTCTGGATCATATCAGTAATAGCCTGCTTAGATTTGCCAGTGGTCTTTGCTAATAATTCAACGATTTGATTAGTTAACATTCCCATTTTATTCAGCTGTTCCGCTTGCCAAAGTAATACATTGTCTTGTGTAACAGTACTGAACTTTGTTGACTGAATAGCGGCGATAATCCGCGAAATGATATTTGATTGCAGCGAAACGTATAAATCAGCAATTTTATCAGCCTTGGCACTTAATTGATTTGGTGTCATTCTTCACCGCCACCGAACAAGGCGCCTTCACTTCCAGCTGCTGTGTCTACAGTTGGTTGCTGTTCGGCTTGAATCAACGCCAACTCTTTAGCAGCATCGTCTTCACTATAGCCGTAATTGCGTTGCAAGAACGTTTGTTTGGATAGTGCGCCGGCTACTACATTTTTGAGATCTTCATCCATTTGTTTGTCACGGTCAACAAAGACACCATCATCATAATGGATTGACATCCCCAATTCGTTTAAATCAATCTGAGACAGGTCAACCTTGGCCCCTTCGACAAACAGCTCATCTGACCCTGCCAATTCAAGAATTGCTTTAACCAGACCCTCAATGACCTCCGTTGCTTTGGTAATGATACTAGAACGTGTTTGATAGGTCATGCTGTTTTGTGACACAACACCGGTAGCCGTTTGAATACCAGATTGCTGATCCCAACTAAAGGTGCCCTCAGCCATCCCAATATTGCCCTCAAACTCACGTAGCCAGGCATTCATAGCGCTGGTATAGTCAGCAATCCGCATATCGGAAGTGAGGTCCTTTACATCAAAATCGTCTTCAGTATTCAGTTTAAGATAGACATCAGTATCTGTATCAAATTCCAGTTTATGCGCACGATCTTCCCGTAACATTTGAGCTGGCACCGCAATTCGACGCTTGCCGTTTTTGATTTCCCACATAAAATTGTCGTGCGTCAGATTGATATTGTCTAACGTATGCTTGCTGTTATCAACAATCCCTAAACCAAGTGGACTCTCAACATTAATGTTATTTGCACCAGGCATCTTAAAGTAACTAAATAAAGGATGCACCATACCAGCACCATTCATCACAACCTTATCCTGTAAATCTGGATAGAGTGTATGCAAGTCCACCTGAATCCCGACAATCTCACGTTGTGTTGAACGATAAAGCTCATTCGTGATCACGTAAGCATCATTTTCCCATTCATGGAATTCCAGCAATGTGTAATAAACACTGGTATTATTCTCAATCTTGGTTGTACGGGATGCAATAGCTGCTTCATTGATATGACTAGTATTGGACTTTAGCGGATAGAACTGATTAGCCCGAATCCAAGCCAACTTGATCTGACCGTGTGCAACATATGGACGGACAGCAAAACCACCAATCGCAATCCCTTTTTCAAGGTTCTCTTCAAACTGATCCTTGAAATTATCAGCTTGTAAAACACCGTTCACGAATTCACTTAACTTTTCATCTTCAAAACTGATTGTACACTGCTCATTGAATACAATTGATGCCAGTCGCATAGCTGCACGCTTAGTCATATTCAACGAGTTAAAGAAACGTTCATGCTGCACACCTTTAGCATCGATATAAACGCGCTTAGGATAAATGTCAGAGTAATATTTGAAGTCCCGAACAATCCGTTCATATTCTTGTAGATCCATACTGATGCGATCATCATCAATAATCGTACCTAATGATTTGCGTTGGCCCATAGCTGCACCTCCTTTCAGGAATAGATTCTTAATAGCTCCAATCAGGCTCAATACCATTCACCTACCATTTCAATTCAAGATCACGCTTATTATCCAAAACAAAGTACTGGAACTGGTCACAGGTATGGTCATGTTCCTTGATAACTTTTGGATCAGCCTCCATGGTGTCCTCATCCCATTGATAACGTCTATGCTCAGCAATAAAGATTTCATTCGCGGTTGAATCCAAATAAAAAAATCTACCCTGCGCGAGTAGATCCTGAACGTGGTCAATCATGGCCACCTTGGTTGTCTTGGCCACATGATGCCACTTAACACCAAACCGTTTGTAATATTCGTTGTCCAAAGCATAGTCAGCAGTCGCACTATCGGCAGAACGCTTGTACTGGTCCATATCCCAGCGTTCAATGTTGTGCTGTTCAAATGCATGCAAGTCTTCTGCCAAGTCGCTAGGCGCCTTCTTATTGGCCTTCTTGGCCGGTGAATAGTAATAGGTATCTAGCAAGATGCAATTACCCTTCGTTGTGATGCCATAGCATCCCTCGGTAGTCGCAGACGTTTCGTGACCACTATCAACTGAGAAGTAAATGTTAACCAGTTCATCATCATTCGGCAACTCCTTTAAGGGATGGAATAGGCCCATGTTGTAAACGTTAGTACCTAAACCAACTGGCTCACCTTCGTAAAGATAGCGATAGTAATCATAGTCATTCCGTTTATACTTCTCAATCAAATTTAGTTGCTGCTGTGTCGTAAAACCCAATACGTCATCATGATAGGTTGACTTATCAACTAAGTAATCCTTATCAGACTGCAATGTTTGCACCCATTCGTTAATCCAATCATACGGATTCTTCGGCGGATTATACGTCCAAATCACTTCAACGATATCAACCCATTGAGACTTCTGTCGAATAAAAGTTGGATTGGATTGATCAAACACTTCCGGGCCTTTAAAGTTAGCGGCTTCTTCGTACCATACCGCAATGATGTCTTGCACCGTATTAGACTTCAGCCGTTCTGGTTTGTCTGCCCCATAAAAGTAAAACGTGCTTCCTGTGCGCTTATGGGTGATTGTCATCGGACTAACGTGATACATGAATTCATTGGTCATTTGTAACTTGTTGATTGCCCAACAAATTTGGTTATAAACCGAATCACGTAAGTTTGTAGCGTTCTCACGAACCACAATTACATTGGCCTTATGATTGCCCTGTATTTGCTGCTTCATTTTGTAAACAAGCTTAATGGCAGTAGTAGACGATTTAAACGATCCACGACCACCAAGTAAAACAGAATATGGGCGTTTTGACCGCCAGAACGTAAAGAAATGAGGTTGAATCAACGAGGTAAGTTTAATCTTGATTTTCAGCTTCTTCATAACCTGGGATGTCATCGACGATCACCACCTCTCCAGCACCATCATTATCGCTGTATTCGGCAGCGCGCCCTTCAGCAATATCGGCTTCTGCTTTAAGCTTACGCAGCTGTTGCTCAACAATTGCATTACTATTCGGATAACGTTTCAGCAATTCAAGCAGTGCACGCTGCTTATCATACGTTTCAACAACAGCATCCCCTTCATCGATTCGAATGGACTTCAACAGGGATGTATCGCCTTCGCCAGTGAACTCAACCACGTTCTCATAATAGACGCCTTGTTCTCCAGTATCGGGATCAATAAACGGTAGCCATTCATAATGCTTACCATATTCTGAAATAAAGGGACCACCTTTAATAAAATGTTTGGTCCAGCGCTTGTGCTTCACCCGTTTGACTGTAACGTAATCGCCAATATCAACAAAGGCCTGCTTCTTTAACTCATGAATGATGTCTTCAGCAGTAATCGCTTCTGCTTTTTGACGAGCCTTTTTTAAGCGCTCAATTTCATTTTGCACACCAGCATTCACCAGCATCCTTGGGCCATTTGTATTGGCCGTTTTCCAGCTACAATTGTAGGCTTTACGATATGCTTTAGTGGCGTTAAAAGACTGTAGGTAAAGGATACAGAAGAGCTTTTGTTTTTCCGTTAGATCCTCATTATTGGCTAAATCATCAACCATTTCATCTGCAACACGTTGCGTTTTTGTTGCAACGTTTTTAATGTGTTGCGTTGCAAGTTTATCATCCCAATTGTGCCGAGATTTCCAAGCCCGAACAGTACCAGTTGACACGTCATACTTAGCAGCAATATCCTTATACGTCATCCCCGCCAAGTAATCCTTTTTAGCCTGCTCAATTCGCTCTCGATTAGCAGCCACTACATATCACCACACCTCCATCATTGGATACAAAAAGGACGCCCATTACAGACGTCCCCGGGAAACACTTTATTATTTTCTACTCTATCAATATACCACCGAAACAGTCCCATTGTAGTCCGATGTTAGTCCCATAAAAGTCCGCTCTAAGTCCGATTTCAGTCCGATTTTTGAATGTAAGCGTGAAGATCAAACGTATTTTCAAATGCATCAGCGAACCAGCGCAAAGCCTCGGATTTAAGGCGATAGTACTGGCTGCGCTCGTATGGTACCTGTTCGATGATTTCATCATCAGTTAACTCCAATATATATGCCATTGAAAGGATCTTTTGATATTTATCAGGACACCTTCTGATGGCATTGACAGCGGCCGTTACGATCCGTGGCGCGTCGGCATGATCAACCATTGCATCTTCCGCACCATTCCCAACTGGAGTCGACTTGGGCAGTGCCGAAAACCTAGGCGATCTAACGTCAACCATACTATAACCGGCCTTAACGACAAACCTGGGAAACTCATCCGTCAGGAAATTACGTGCATTATCCTCTGTTTTATACGTGTTTAACACCGGTAATAGTCCCACTGTGCAACGCTCCCTATGCTATAATTATTTTGCGGATAATTATTGGAAGCTGCTACGTTTACGTGGTGGCTTTTTCTTTTACCAAAAAATAAACACAAACAATGCAAGAACTGCCTTAATCGTTAAAAATATCATTGTCATACTAATCAATGCAGCGCCACACAAGGCTGCTACCGCACCCACTAAGTAATAACTGTCACTTATTTTCAATTTCATCCTAAATACCTCATTTCGTCGTTTTCGCTAAAAACGACCTGACATATTCTCCAACCTCTTGAGCAGTATCAACAAAATACTCACCGTGCATGGTTTCAGGAACATCTACCACAAACCCCACCCAGCGGCAGTAAATAGACGTTGTTTTCCTAAGAAACGTTCCATCCATGACAGTCAGAACAGCGACTTTCTTGCCATTTAAGTAGATAAACCTGGATGATGGATCGGTATCAGGCATTTTCTTCAATTTGTACCTACCAAGTTTCAGCTCATCAAAATCAAAGTAGTCAGCTTTTGGATGCGTAATATCCTTGTCAAATACCAACTCGCCATCAACCAGGGATGCGTCTGTAAATACGCTAGGCTCAATCTTCATGGTCAGGCCTCCCGTGTCAACAAGTTAAATGCCTGCCGACCTTCTGGCGTAATCAAGGTTTGGGGATAACCGTAATAGTTATCCTTAATGACGAAATAGCGCCCTGTGTACTCAGATTTAGGCTTTAATTTATGCTTAGCATCCCGATACACATATTTGTGCTGTAACAGCCACCCAATGAATTCCTTTTGTTTCTTCCCCAGCATCTTAGCCGTATCACGGAAATTAGTAAGTGTATTGCGCTGAACGACCTTATCAAAATAGTCAGCCTTAGGTTTCATCATTTGATTATCAATGGACAGTTGGTTATTGGTAATTTTTAACCGCGTGTTCTGATCTTGTAAAATCGCATAGCCACGCTTAACGATTTCACCAGGGTCATTCCACCGACGTTCAACATCAATCAGATAGGCGCGGTATTCAGCACCTTTCTCAGTGCGACTCATTAGCGCTAAGTTTTTGGCCATATCAATTGTGATAGCATAGTCGCGTAGTGTTTGTTGTGCCCCATTGTTAACAGCCGTAACTATAGTTACACCTGTGAAATCGGTGCCTTCAACGAAATCCTTAAAGTTTTGAGTCACCCATTTGCTGAATCGTGTTGCCAAACTTAATCCACGATGTAGCTCACGGGCAGAAACAACCTGTTGATGTTGTTCATTTTCAGTTACTTTGATCAATGCTTTCATCACTGCGTACCACCTTTCTCAATACGAACAAGCTCACCCACAGCGTTAAAATAATATCGCTTTGATGATCCACAAAATTCTAACGCTGTTACTTCTTCTGGAAACTCCCCCGGCTTAAAGACTGGTGTCAAATGAGCCAGCTCTCGACCAATTAGCCGCAACCGTAGCCGCCATCTAATGTTGCCGTTGATATTTGGGTACTTCGGCCTAAATTCCTGCTTAAAACGCCGCATATCGCGAAAATAATGTCGGCTCAGTGGTATTTCCTGTACGTCGAAGTCTAGTGTTGCAACAAATTGCTTCCGTCTAGTTCGTTTATTCATCCCTACACCCCTCAAAATGGCAAATGATCATGCTGTGCAGCACTCATCTGTTTCTTTAGCTCTTCAGCATATTGGCCAAGATATGCGTTAAAGCTAGACACAGGCATTGGAAACTTACTGGTATCTAACTCTGGATTTTGAATGCCAAACCACTCAGACAACGCTTTTTTAGCTTGGCGACACGTTACTTGTTGTTCCATCGTTTTGCACCTCGATTTTTTTGCATCCCCCTATGCTTCAACCCAATCGTTTGCCAGCATATCTGACTGGCTAGCCAACCACCCCACCTGAATCTGATTAGCCGTGGTCTTAATGGCTAACACATCGGTAAATTGCGGTTCGCCTTCGTATTCACCATAGCCGTATTTCAGACCAGTTGATAACTCGGTGCCTTTGATCAAGAAGACGTACTGGCCTTTCCCGTTCCAGCCATCACGCGCTACCGATTTACCTGCTTTTAATTTTTCAATTGCTTCTCCAAAATTCATAAGTCTCACCTTTTCATATTTTGATATGTTAATATTCGCCAGTTCTGCATCTGTAAACACCGTCCGTAGTCTAGCAGTATTGCTGTACTCCGCCTGGCAAATACCGTCATCATACAGATAAACTTGCTCTTTAACAGCTGAGTTCCAGCGATGTAGATAATAACTAGTCATTATCCATTTCACGCCCACAAACAGGGC